GAACACTAGGAGCCGCCAACGGCGGTACAGGCGTAGCAAACAATGCGGCAAGCACACTGGCTATTTCAGGGTCTTTTGCAACTACGTTGACTGTTTCTGGAACTACGGGCGTCACACTTCCTACAACGGGAACATTGGCAACATTGGCGGGTTCTGAAACTCTAACCAATAAAACAATTGCTTACGGAAGTAACACGCTTACTGATGTAGTAGGTGTCACAGCAACACAAACGCTTACCAACAAGACGCTAACAAGCCCAACTCTGACAACCCCTGTACTTGGCACACCATCTAGCGGAACACTATCTTCTTGCACAGTTGATGGAACTGATGCAGTTGGTTTTAGAAATATTCCAATTAACAGTAATTCTGCGGCTTACACAACAGTTTTAGCAGACTCAGGTAAGGTAATTTTTCACCCGTCTACTGATGCAAATGCAAGAACTTTTACAATTGACTCAAATGCAAACGTGCCTTACCCGCTTGGAACAGCAATCACGTTTATCAACATGACTTCTCAAGTGGTAACAATTGCAATCACTTCAGACACAATGTATTTGTCTTCTGCTGGCACTACAGGCTCACGCAGTCTTGCTCAGTATGGTTCAGCAACTGCTATCAAAATTACTTCAACAAACTGGCTTATTTCAGGGAGCGGACTAACATGAGCGGTGCACTACAAGCTGTCTTTCAAAACCAACGATCTTTTACTGCCGCCCCCGGTAGTTGTTCATTTGTAACTGCTGGCACATATACTTTTGTAGTGCCAACAGGAGTTACTTCTGTATCTAGCGTAGTAGTTGGCGCTGGCGGTGGCGGAGCGGGTAGTTCAGGTAATCCCAGTTGCCCTTTCTATGGCCCACCTAAAAGGCGCGGCGGGGCCGGAGGTAGTTTACGCTGGCAAAACAACATTTCAGTTACGCCCGGTGAATCTTTGACTGTGGTAGTTGGCAGTGGTGGTGGTGGCGGCGCTAGTGCTAGTGGTGGCGCAGGAGGTCAAAGTTATTTTATTTGCACTACTGGAGCTAGATTTGTACGTGCCCCGGGCGGTGCTGGCGGTACTTTAGGCGGTTCAGCTACCGCTAGAACTGCGGCTGGAACATCAGCGGGTACTGGCACTGCTGGTGGTGGTTTTGGTGGTGGCAGTAGAACAGGCGCTGGATCACTTTACCTATGTAATGGGCCTTCTGGTGGTGGCGGTGCTGGTGGTTATCAACCATGTGGTGGAACTGCTGGCTGTGCTGAAGGTGCTTCAGATGCATTTGTAGATGGATATGCAGGCGCTTACGGTGGCGGTGGTGGTGGTGCTGGGCGCGGTAATAGCTGTACCTCTGGTGGTGGTGGGGTTGGAATTTTGGGTCAAGGATGCAGTGGTGCTGGTGGTAGTTCTGGTTCAACTAATGGTAAACCCGGTTCTGGCGGCACGGTTCCTTCTGGCTGGACTGGTGTCGGTGGTCTATACGGCGGCGGCGGTTCTGGCGCTATTTACAATAATTGTTACCGTAATGGAGGCACGGGAGGAAGAGGTGCTGTGCGTGTTATGTGGCCCGGAAATACTCGTTCATTCCCATCTACTTGTGCAGGCTTACCATGAACCTTTACATTGAAATTGAAAACGGCGCGATCAAAAATCACCCCGCTTTTGAGAAGAACCTTTTACAAGCGTTTGGCTCTATCCCAGCACACTGGGAGCCATTTACCCGCGTTGAGCGTCCTAATGGCGTATATCAGGTTTTAGAATCTGAAGAAGTTGTTTATGCAAAAGTAAACAATGTTTGGACTGATGTTTGGGCGGTACGGGATATGACTGCCGAAGAAAAAACTGCTAAACAACAAGCGGTTATTTCTGCATTCAATGAACGTGAGTATGCTTCCAATTGGTCGGCATGGGTGTTTGACGAAGTTATCTGTGCAATGGTTCCCCCTATCCCACGCCCAGAGCCAATTGAAGGCGTAAGAATGTTTTGGTGTGGTGCAGACAATAACTGGAAAGAAGCCCCAACCTGTCCCGTTGATGAAAATCAATATAAGTTTGATTTTTTTGCTTGGCAGTGGGTGCTTTTTAATCAAGGATGATACTATGTTACCAAGCATAAAAATTATGTGTATCAGCAATGTGTATACGAGGTTGATGCATTTTAAAAATGTAGGTGATGTTGAACTTGGTCATGCGCATGCTTTTGACCACGGTACACTTGTAAGTAGCGGTTCAATACTTGTTGAAATACTTGACTCTAAAACAAACAAACCAATTTCCAATAAAACAATTGAAGCACCAAATTTTGTTTTTATTGAAAAAAATAAATTTCACCGAATTACTGCGCTTTCTGACAATACTGTGTGCGCTTGCATTCATGCGTTACGTACAAATGATGAAGAGTTATTAGAGCCTAATTTTTTTGTTGAACAGTTAACGGGTGATTTTAAAGGAATAATTCCTCGCACTATTATGGAGAAATCTGGGAAACAATGGTTATCTCCAGCAATGTAAAAAGGATTTAAATTGAAAACCATCACTAAAAAGTCAAAACAAAAAGTATGCAAAGCCGCTGAATCAGTGGCTCAAGTTGTGCAGAACACACAGCTTCAAGTTGCGTACCATTTTCCCTGCCCAATTTACATTATTGAACGCTCTGACTTTTTAGAAACGGTTAACGCTATTTCTGAAGAAAGTTTGGCAGAATCCCGCAAAACACAGTCGTTGAATGAAATCTACCCGTTGTACATGACAGGAAACTACTTTGGTGATCCCCGCATGGCGGGTTTTACCGAGTTTGTTGGCGCTACAGCTTGGAATATTCTCAACGAGCAGGGCTATGCCATGCAAGACAAGGCGGTTTCATTTACTGAAATGTGGACGCAAGAACACCATAAGCACTCGGCAATGGATGCGCACGTTCATGGGTTTGGTTCACAGATTGTGGGCTTTTATTTTCTTGAGACCCCAGAAGGCGGCTCTAACGTAGTGTTCCATGACCCTCGTGCAGCCAAGGTGCAGATTGACTTGCCAGAGCAAGACATGAGCATGGCAACGCCCGCCAGCAAAATGATTCATTTCACGCCAAAGCCCGGCATGATGATCTTTGCTAACTCATGGCTTTCTCATTCGTTTACACGCCATGCGGCAGACCTACCAATTAAGTTTGTGCATTTTAATTTAACGGTGATACCTGCGCCGCAACAAAATTGCCCAGCACCTGCTGAAATCATATGAACACATACCAGATTAGATTTAACAAGAGTCGTGGCCAAGCGGGTCGCGGTTCAATGGATCATGTCTGGCGCGTATTTGAAAACGGCAAAGAGTTCCTGTTTAAGAGCTTAGACATCACAGTCCCCATTAAAAGCGAGAAAGACGCTAACGGGCAAGACTACAACATCACTTGCCAAGGTTATATGACAATTGATCGAGACACATCGACAGCAGTCATTACAGCCAAGGTGAAAATACCAGAGCCAGCATAATGAAAGACTGGGCTGAAGCAATCATTGCGGCGGCCTGTATAGTGGCCTTCGTCATCTTTGGCACGTACATGATTTTATGGATATGGCAATGACTGATGCGCTGGCTCATACTGTTACTGTTGTTAGTGCTGGCTGGAGCCACAGCCAAGAGCGGATGCCATGTGCGCGAGTTCTATGGAATAGCTTACACAGTCCACGACCCAACCATGCGACACAAAGAAATGATGGCGTGGCTAGACAAGAATGCGCCCTACTGCAAGTCAACCGAATACATGGTGATCTGGAACAACCTAGCAGAGTGGGCGGGTACGGCAGACTCCACATGGTTGCGTAATAAAGTTGTTCATGGCTACAAGGACGCACTTGAACGGGAAAAGAAATGACCAGAAAGCCGATACCCAGACCCAAGAAGCCATCGCCGGACACGAGAGACAAGCTGACGCTGTACGTCACACTCATGGTAAGCACCACCCTGTGCATCTCTGTTTTGGCTATGGTCGTCAGCTTTATGCTTGGCCTTTGGGCCAAAGAGGTGGACAACGCAGAAATCTTCAAGATGATTTCACCCGCTTTTTCTA